TCTGGATTACGTAATTCTTTATATAGGTCTACCGCAGATACGCGGGTACCTACCACAATCAACTTACCAGTAGGGTTAAGACGGGATCTAACATCTTGGGTAAGCCACTTGATTTGTCGTTCAAAATCATTTGCATTGGATAACGTCACAGCATCATCAATAATGATCATATCGGCACGCTTACCGTATATCTGACCGCCGATACCTACAGCCTCTAGGTTTGGGTCCTTCTCAGATGACTCACGTAGTTCATCACCAAAGGTGACACGGGTAGCCTGCCAGGATGCTGTCTTAGTATTGAACCCAACCCCAGCGGCGTATGCCTGCTGTAGTTCTTCGTACATTGGATGCGTCAGTCGCTGCTTTATAGCATAAAGGAAGTCTGCGGCTAGACGCTGGGTTTGGGAAACTATTAGAACTCTAAAGTTCGGGTTATTAACAATCTTGTAGGTTACATAGTCCACCGTAACCGTAATTGACTTAGCGTGGTTTGGTGGGATGTTTAGAAGGATACGATTGCTTGCAATACCCTTTTCGTACTTCATAGCAGGGTGGAGCCATTCTGGTTGTCTACCCTCTATGGTGTCTATTAAATTCTTTTGATGGGGGAAGGTCTCTTGTTTGAGATACTTCTTGCGCCAAGTAACAAAATCTAAATCCTTGGCTGTCTCTTCCGCAAAATTCTTTTCTAGGCTACCGAGTCTGGTTCTATCAGCCAACTGCTTGAAGACAGCATCTGATCTACGATAGTACTCATAGGTCTTGATTGACTTACCAGCAACCTTGCAGGACTGCTCGACGGTCATACCGTCGGCTATACACTGGAGGATAACCTTCTTGGCTCTCTCGGCCTCTTTAGTTTGATTGGGATTGCTAACCATAATTCTTTCTGTTGTGGAATAGGCAGAGCCATCCCCACTAAAAGTGGAGCAGCGCTCCACACCTTGCGGTGTTTGAGCGCCCGAGCAAGCCCAAGCGTAGCGAGGGGTACGATGGTACCCCTCTTGAGGGGCGCGTAGCGCAAGCGCAGCGCCCTTGTCGGTCGCGAATGCTAGGGCTATTCCGCATTCGCTCCCTCTACTATATATAAGGCAGAAAAAATAGAGCATTTCTCTATTATGTGACGAAAGTCACCTTATTCACGGCTTATTTATATACAAAACGGACAAAGATCTCACTTTAGCAGAGATATTTGTAGTGGGTATATGTATATCGGGCGGTCAAATTTTATCACCACGGGGTGCTCCTTGCAGACACTTGGCTTTTTTTTCTGACCATTGGCAGACCAAGCAGGGCAGAAAGGACAGAGAGCAGAGCGCCTATGAGAAGATGTTCCCCTATCGGCAGGGCTCACCCCTAATCGTGCGCCCCTTTTCTAACATTTCCCCGTGAGCCGTTTCTAATAAACAGCCCACCGATTCACCTCGCCCCCGTGATTTATCGCCACCGCTAACCCTGAAGCCAGCCTTCAGACTCGATCGAATTAAACAACAAAAGTGTTGCCAAATAGAACAACTGTTCTAAGTTTCTATGGTTGAAGAAATAAAAAGATTTTCCAAGAAATACCCCCTCAAATGGTTAGACGAGCCTCTTCTATCTGATACCCTCTACCTAGTGGGCTTGAAACCTAAGTAGAGCCAACTAGAGAAAAGGTAAAAAGATAGTGAAAAATACTAGGAATCGCGTGATGATAGATGAAGTAAAAGTCTCCATAGTTTTCAATGGTCAAAGTGTTTATGAGGCTTCAACTTGTCCCGACCGCAGAGTGTCCCCTTGGATTAACTCCCTCGAAGAAATAACAAAGGAGGGCGCTCTTCAGATAATCGCTGATGATTCAAGCCAAGATGGAAAAGTCATCAAGAAGTGGCTCACCCCTAACCAAATCGGCGAAGCCTTTGGCAAGTGCGTAGAACTAGGCCTGACTCATTGCGGGGGCTACCGCGTAGAAGACTTAGAAAATGCCGACGCTTGCACCTCTGACCTTGTTCTTCAGATGGCGGTTTATGGCGAGATAGTGTGGGGCTAATGAAGCGACTATCAGAACGCGAGAGACAGGCAAAAGTTCTAGCAAGTGGAGACATCACCGACCCTAACCCGCTAGACGAGGCAGCAGACTTTCCAAGCCGATTCATAACCCTTTCTTACTTCTTCGACGAGGGCGACGGCGTGGAAATTGTCCAAGACTCAGACAATGAAGAGCGCGACCCTGAGATTTACTACTTCGACGAGTCGGGCAAGACAAGGCTAACAAGTGGCGCTCTTTACGAGTGGGCTCTTGAAAAATGGGAGGAGGAGTGATGAGCGAACTAGAGAAAGCGCTGACCGAGGCGTGCGAACAATTGCGCCTAGCACAGGAGGAAGAAGAGCGCACAGGAGAGGCGATGGACTCAATGGAGCGCAGATACTGGGAGGGCTACACCGAGGCGCTAGGTTTTGCGATAGCGACGCAGATTAAGAAGAAACTCGATCGAGCCTAATGCTTGCCTTTCCTGCTAGGTTAGTCTAACCTAGTGGGGAGGGGAGGTCTTAGACTTCCACCTATAACAACTAATGAAAGGTAGAACAATGGAAACAAAACAAGAAACTTGCGCTCAGCGCATAGATGAACAACTTAAAGGCAGGGAAGAGGACCTAAGAGCCCTGCTAGATAATCCCAATAGCGATTGGGGACAAGATGACCCCGCGCTATCTATTCAAAAGCGGGAAATCGTAGAAATCTGCCTATCGTGGGGAGGCCCTGCCGATTATGTGGAAATCCACCTAACAGAAGGGGAAGTAGATAAAGTGCTTTACCGCTTCTCCGACTGGTTCGACACCGCAACAGTTGAGATAGACAAAGACTCACCGCTTTACACTTATGCGATGTTCCACTTGGAGATGATGAGCCAATGAATCTAAGCGAAAAGGACAAGAAAGAACTAATCAGGCACATACAAAACGAGAGCACTAAAGAAATGCCCGCCCCGATAAGTGAGTTTGAGACCGCTTTATTCGAGGCGAGAGTTAGAAACTTTCTAATCAACGAAACGAAAGAGGAGGCGGGAGAGTGAGCAGAGAGTTAGAAGTATTGAGGGAAGAATATAGAAGGGCCGTTGAGAATCCAATTTTTGATGACCCTAAAGATTATTGCATTTTGCTAGACCTTATCCAAGACCGTATGGACGAGATCGAGGCCACCTATGCTAACTTCTAAAAAGGGCGAGAGCGTGAGCCTTGAGTTCATACTAGACCGCCTCACTAGCGTGCAGGTGGGGGGCTTTTGGGCCTTAATGCAGGTTATTACCTACGCCCTAGCAATATGGCTAGGGCTAGTCATACTAAGCAAGATAAACGACAAGAGAAAGGGAGAGGGCAGATAATGGCTAGTTATACGACAGTAGGAGAACTGATAGAACACTTGAAGGGGGAGGACTCTAACGCCCCGATTATCTATCAGTATTACTTAGCAGAACACTTTGAGGTCTCGGAGGAGGTCTTTGGGCAAGTTGCCAAAGAGTTTGATTCCATAATTCCTTGCCTTGATAATTCTCACCTCGCCATTGAAGAGGAGATAGATAACAAGAGGGAGGAAGTCAATGTCTAAAGAGCACTATTACATAATCAAATGGAGCAAGGCTGAGGGGTGGGAGTTCGATCCCGACACCGAGGAAGACCGCTTTCCTAATGGCACAGTATGGAACGGGTCAGAGTGGGAGTATCCATACGAGGGAGAAGGTATCTACAACGACAACAACGACCTCATAACCGAAGACCTAATGGTAATACTAAGCCAAGCCAATGAGAGGCAGGGCGCTGATGTCTGAGTATTCGACCTGCCATATATGCAAAGAAGATAGCAAGACTGAGAATATGGTGGCAGATATAGCAGGAACGCTATATTGCTATGTCTGCTCAGATATATGCTGGACTTGTGGCGTATATCAGCACGACTGCGAGGGCGCTAATGCCTAAGTGTGGAGTATGTGGCTGGAGTTTTGGAGGGTGGGCGATGACTAAACACGCCGAAACCCCTTGCGGTGAGGACGATAGGAAGGCGGAGGCTAGACCTTACACACCTGAAATAGATGACCTAATCAAGATGGAGGAGGAAGCAAGTGAATAAGGAATACTATCAAGCAAAGGCAGACCTATGCCGAGATCTTGCTATCAAGCAAATGGTGGAGGGCAACGCTAAGGAGGCAGGAGATAACCTAATTCGTATGGTCAATGCCTTGAATCAAATCAACTTAATCAACTACAAGGAGGAGAAGGAAAGATGAACGACTACACAATAACGCTGGTGTATGACCAGTTCATAATCACGACAGTTATCTATGCTGATAACGAAGAAGAGGCTAAACGCTACGCTTTACAGAAACTTACGCAAGATGAAGGGCTACCGCTAGGTGAGCCAATGGAGTATCAACTAGAACACGAAGGGACTTTAGTATGAAACTAATTAACTTCTTTGAGGTGCAGGACAGGAAGGGAGATGTAGCGTGGGGAGGAGCGAGCGCAAGTGAGGCGGTGGAGTGGTTTAGGCGAGGCTTAGATAACTCTATCTATGTATCGGTCTGGAACGAGGAGGATATTGAGGAGCCTAAACTGGTGATAGATAAGATAGATATAACTGCCTTAGTCTTGGCTACCATAGTGAGCGAGAGGGAGAAGGGCTAATGCTATTCTTGGTTGTTATCTTTATCTGCACTATCGCATACGCTATCGTATGTCTTGATGATTACTTGAATGATAGGACGAGGCAAACTGAATGAAGGCAACAGATAAACGCAAGGCAAACGCTGAGAAGCGAGCCGTATGGCTACGCAATTACCAGAGAGCGAGGGGCCGAGCGCAAACGCGCCTTGCCCGACAGTTCCCCGACCAATACAAGGCAATACTTGAGCAGGAGAGGTTATCTGATGAGGCTAATGGCAAGGCGTGGCTGGACATTACTGGCGCTACCGATAATAGCGATGGCGTTTCTACTGATACAGATGGATACGACAACGCACCTAGACCCAAGCAAACCGACGGAGATGAGCAGGACGAAGGCGACTTGGAAGGAGAAAAATGAGAACAGAAAACTGGCAAAGCAATATGCGTGGGTTGCGTTTGGTTGGAGAGGAAGAGAGTGGACCTGTCTTGAATCCTTATGGACCCGTGAGAGCAGGTTTGACCACTTCGCACAGAACCCAAAATCAAGCGCTTTCGGAATTGCTCAACTGCTTGGAGAGAGAAGTCGAAACCCTGAACTCCAAGTATTGCGAGGCTTACGTTACATTGATGTCCGTTATGGATCACCTTGCAAGGCTCTCCGCCATCATAAAAGAGTCGGAAATTACTGATACACTCTAACCTTGTAGAAGCCCTGCTACTTACTACCTTTCTTAGCGGGGCTTTTACTTATCTGTTGAATAGAAACCGCTACCTTTGAAGGAGATAGAGGGCGAATCATACTTTCTACTAACAGTAGTGCCACATTGAGGGCAGTCATAATCCACTTCGATATCGTGGATAGATCTGATAATCATTAACACATTGCCACAGTTGGGACACTCGTATTCATACTTCATAATTCTAATAACTCCACAGGTACACGCCACCCTTGTATCTGAGTATCAAAGAAAGTATCAACCATATAATCATCTGCCTTGAACCAACCATAAATCTCCACTTGTGAGAAGTATTCATCATCAAGAACTTTGGTCCCATAAATAATACGACCAGCGTCTTTACTCCAGAAAGGGATAGCGCCGTAAGTGCGAACAGTTCTTACCTCAAACTCGCCAACATCAGAGATATCTTTGCGCTGAGTATGATACTTATTGGGATACCAAGGAACATTCCAAGGTAGATTGTAGTGGCGTGCTACTGCCCACTCAGAAACATTGGCTCTGATATTGGCATTAAGTTCTGGCTCCAAGCGACCAGACTTTTTACCCTCCGCATAGTTCGGACGATCAATAGAACCAAACTTAGTAAGCCAGCGCTCAACACCAAGGGTGGCACAGACACGCACTTCCTCTGGAGAGAGGTCAATTATTATCCCCAAGGACTATCGCCTCCAATGTTGTTCTGTAATTTACGTAAGGCTTGAGTGCATCTGCGATCAACAGTAGAGATAGCACATTCTAAATATTCACTGATAATTTGTAGTGTTAGGTTGTCGTGGTATCTAAGTCTAAGAATATCTTGGTCATACTTATCTAACTTCTCATAGGCTTTCTTGATATCTACCAGCATAGCCAGCAAGTTACCACCCTCAGCAGGGGCAGAAGGCTTTCTTGGTGTGCCATCATTGATAAGGATTTGACTCTGCTCTAACGCTGTATCACTAATGAAACTCTTGATAACAAACGGAAGTAGTTGGGCGATAGTAACTGTGTCGTAGTAAGCCTCATCATTTAGTTGATAGCCAGACTTACTAGCCTTTTCTTTTCTAGCATAACGCTCTAATGCTCTACGTATTTGCCACGCTATTTTCTTTTCATTCCACTTGCGCTGGACTTCATTCTCCTCAAAGAGGACCTCATTGAAATGTTCAGCACGAGATAGAACAAAAGCCCAAGCCTCTTGGAGTAAGTCACCTCGTTCTGTGTATGCTCTAAACCTACGATGGATAGTAGTAACAACGCTAGGAACTAAGTCATCTAAAGAAGGGTGTAATTTATTAGTCACGTTGCCTCACTAAGTATTCTAATGCCTTGATAAGTATGAGTAGGTCATCACCCATCAAACCAATAGCGCGGTTATGTTTGGAACAGAGAAGGCCACGAACTTTTCCTGTATTGTGATCGTGGTCAATATCTAAAGCGCGTCTATCGGTAGGCTTCTTGCCACACACATAGCACCCACCACCTTGTTCTTCGAGGATGCGTTCGTAATCAGGGACATCAATCCCATACATTCGTATTCGTGAGATGCGTTGTTCTTTGTAAGTTTTATTTCGGGTGCGTGGCATCGTATTGTTCGGCTCTCTTATTCATCTCATCTACGTAACGGGCAGCCTTTAGTTTCTTTGCTTCTGCTACTTTCTTTCTGCGTAAAGCAGACTTATACCAAGAATATTTTTCAGTCATTAGGAATCTCAGGCCAAGTCTTATCCAGCACCATCATTGCGATGGCAGAGTAATTAAGTAAATCTAGGAAACTGTCCCGAAGTGACTCGTTGCTGGGAGCGAGGTTACTATCAACGAGGTGATTGATTCTAGCCACCTTGTCGTGCATACGCACTCGTAATCCGTTGAGTGCTCCACCTGGACTGTGAGAGGGACCATAATCTTTATGTTTGCGGAGGAGCAAATTGCCAGCGGTGTCGAGGATTCTCCAGACATTAGCAACGAACTCCGCGTCTATGCTCTTGTTGGAATCGGTTTGACTGTAATCGTACCATTCTTGTAATCTATGGAAACTATTACCATCCCCAATTCCTTCAGATACTCTGCCATCTGCGTCAATTCCTTCTTTGTAGTCACTCACTTAACTCCTCCTAGTAAGGTTGATAATTCTGTTGGCCCGTGTTGTAGATAAAACTCATTGATGTCCATACCTAGTGGTAATTGTACAATATGTGAGTTGATAATCTCGCTTGCAACACGTTTAGAAAACTCTGCTCCTGGGTTAGTTCCATCCTCCTTTAAGTCATTATCTCCGACAACATAAACAGTATCAAAGCCCGTCATTAACTTAGCATAGTAAGGCTTCCAGGCTGCCACTCCTGGCACTCCCACTGCTGGAATACCTAGAATCCCTGAGATGATTACTGCATCTAACTCACCCTCAGTAACTACTATATGTGATGAATCTACTGCCACATCAGCCACATTGTAGAGGTGTAGTTTCTGCCCTGTTGGTTGCCCATACTTAGGCTTACCATCATCTAGTCTTCTAAACTTTACGCTGACTGCTATCCCAAGTGCAGTGATGTAAGGGATAGATAGCCAACCTTCAAACTGTTCGTGACCAGAAGCAGGATCCACTACGGTCCCCAACATAAACTGTTCTGCAACTTGCTTAGATATTCCACGTCCTTCGAGATACCCTAGCGTTGCCTCGTCTATGCTTTGACTGTAGCGTGTGACCACTTCCAGTAACAATTTCGACTGCTCGTTTGACTGCATCTTTGAACTCCAGATTCTCCTTCTCCATCACAATAGCGACAGATGAACCACCCTTACCGCAAGTATGACAAAAGTATAAGTTGTCATACGTATTCATTACTGCACTACGCCTTGAGTCATCGTGTATACAACACTTGACACTAGCGCTTTTACCCTCTCTTACTTCTCCACCATAGTAGGAAACTATTACTGCTACGGGGATTGCGTCTGCATCAACGGAGGCTTTTGACCTCTTAGTACGAACCACCCTGGACCAGTCTTGTGTTGGCAAGCGCAGTCTCCTTTACATTTATCGTGTCGCTAGTCGTTATCTTTCCTTCTGGCACTGGCATTTTCTATCCATTTCTCTAGACTCTGTATTACCCAAGCATCTTCTATGCTACCTCTACGCCTTTTAACTATAACGAAGGCTGGAGGTTCAACCACTAACCCCCGTGCCTTCGCATAGTTGGCTGCCTCAGCCTGGGCTTCAGCCCAGAACTGCGGAAGATCTAATGACTTTCTATTCTTACACTCCAGAATATAGGTCTGACCTGCGATTATGGTAACTATGTCACCTTCATCATTGGCTCCTGCCTTAGCAAGTCTTTCAGCAAAGTGACCTAGTTGTCGTAGATACTTCATCACATCGGTTTCAAACTTAGAACCCTTAGCCTTGTTGTAACTACTCAATGTCTCACCTGCAAATTAGAATGTAAGTATGCCCTTCCTTGCGAATCAGAATCACCTATCTGACACGCAGCAAAGTTTGTAAAGAGTGTTGCCCACCGTGAAGCATCAGCGTAGTGAGGACCAAACCGATTCTTCACGGCAGCAACCCGAAGCATTCCTTGGGAGGGGTCGTAACCAAGGGTCAGAATGATGGCAGGTAATTGACTTACCTTACCGTGTATAGCACGACGAGGAGGGGGCATCGTGGGAGATCCATACTCACTCTGTTCTGATACGTGATGAAGCACTAGCACACAGGCTTCGGTCTTGCGTGCCATATCGTGTAACTCCATCATAATTGCACGTAGTCCAGCCCATTCATTATCTGTCTCGGCTGCTACATTCATTAAGTTATCTATCACTATAAGTTCAGGTGCAATTCCATACAGTTCGATGTATGCCTTTATCTCCATCTCGATATCATCGAGTGACGGACTGGAGTCAAAGACCCACTGTATGTTCTGCATCTTAGAAAGGTATTCTTGGTAGTGACGTGTATTTTTTTGTAAATTAGTTTCAACTGTCAGTTGTGAATGACCTGACAGATGAGCAGCAGTACGTATCATTACAGTTGCAGTGTCGGTATCTGCCGAAAAGAAAAGCGTTGGGATATTTGCCTTGATTGCATAGACCAAAGCAAACATAGACTTGCCAGCATTGGGTGCAGCAGCAACCATACAGACTTGTCCTCTTCTAAATTTTACATTGACTTCAGTAGAGTTGAGAGACTTCCATACATCAGGCAGTGGCGTGGCTTTAATGTTAGTGGATTGCCACGCACGAGAAAGCCTAAGCACCTCTCTCCTCCCTTTCTTCTTTTGGTAAAACTATCCCACGTTGTCTTCTAATTATCCTACGCTGATTAGAAGTGAGTCCTCCCCACATTCCATAGCGCTCTTTGTTGATTCCCCATTCGGCGCATTCAGTTCGGTGACGACAGTTTCCACAAATACGTTTAGCGAGATTGACACCTTCGTATTTTCCGTTACCAGATATATCTTCTGGGAACCAGTATTCGCCATCAACTTCCGCACAGAGAGGACTTTCGTACTCTCGTGGGTCGCGCACGTGGTTATCGAACCCAGATTGCGTCGCACTTGTCTGGCGCACCCTTAGGAGCAGCGCACATCCAAGCCTTCCAAGGTCCCTTGGCTCCGTTACCTGTTCTAAATTGCATCTGACCGTGCTTACATTCAGGAGTCTGGCCTTCAACTACCTGTGGTTTTGCTGCTGGAGCAGCACTTGATACGGGCGCAGGAGATGAAGAGCCTTTGTAAGATTGGACAACACTTCCAATGAGTGGTGAAAAGTCCTGCGCTGTATTTAACAGCGACTCTAGTTCCTCCTTGCTTGATGCGTATAAGTTAATCAGCGTTTGATCTGCTGAATAAAAACTTACTTGAAACTTTGTTGATTCTGGCGCAGCCATTTACTTACCTCCATTGTGTTTGACAGAAAGGCGAAGAGTTTCCTTGCCTTCGATTATAGGAAGATAGCCTAGAAGTTCTTCGACCTTTTCCTTATTGACTTGTTTGGCACCAGCCACAGTAGACCAACGAACTTCTACTCCTGTGTCAGTGACACCGACTACACCAGTTGTAGATAAGTCAGCGCTTTGTCTGCTGCTGATCTATCCTCTATTAACTTTAATTCAGTTTTTGTATGTTCTTTTTTTATACCAACGCATCCCATCTCACCTGACGAGTCGTAGTATTTACAATATAACTTACAGTAACTTTCATCTTTCTCAGGCTCTGGTGGAAACTCTGATTGCTTCACACCTTCTAACCAAGATAAGGCTTCAAGCGCGATGGAAGAATCGTACTTCTCTGAGTGGACCTTTACATCGCGCTCGTCACCGTCTCGTGGTATAGCCACAAGATGCACATTGTGGACCTTCCCCAATCCACTTTGTTCTATTAAGTATCCGTAAGTATGTATTTGCCAGCGTTGCTGCTGGCTTGGAAAGTAAGTGAGGTTCTTCAACTTCACTGTCTTCCAATCAACTACATCTCCTGTCCCAGGGATGTAGAGATCTACGTGGGCTTTCATCCCATTATGTTCTACGCTCTGCTCTAGTAGAACTTCCTTGTTATTTGATAAAGCCTTTTCAATGGTGTCGTGGATAGCAGTTCCCATCCTATTTGGACCTGCGTAGAACGTGGTCGTTTGTTTTCTTTTTCGTATAGAGCCTTGATAAGTAAATCTTTTACATCCATTTGTATTCTTCCCACCTGTTTATTGTAATGCGAAAGAATATCAGATTGATTACAAATATCCTAGCAATAATCTGCAAAGGCATATCTTCATATTCTCTGTAGTAATCAATACCTAAACCCCAGTTGCCAATGGAGCCACTGGTAACATTCATAGTCCATCTGTCTCTCATATAATCCTCTCCTGAGTGACACATTGAATCGGAGGACAAGTATTGATGTCAAGCATTGAAGCAATTTGAACGGCTTTCTCGGCGTGTTGCTCTACATTACCAATAGTGAGACGACCCACACGATCATAAAGATAACCGAGAGCATAAGCACCGCCACTGCCGATTCCATAAATTTTGTGGTCAGATTTGATAAACGATAAGTCCGTCGCGATATGGAATACATTCCCATTAAACGCGACAATGTAGTCGAATCCTGCTTCTTTGTCTTTGGACGCTTCATAAGGTTCATATCCATTCTCTTTGAATGCCGTGAGTATGGACGGCATAACTTTCTTACCCATCCACTGCACGGGGTCTGCGCCTTTGTAGGTGGGCGGAGTCCAGTTATAGGCGAGGATATCTCCTGGCCTAGCATCACCGACAAGACCTAGTATGTACTTGCCTACGTGAATAATCTTAGGTGTGGATGTACTAATAGTACGCAGATTATCTTCTGTTATCTGACTGTCTGCTGCTATGACTGCTCTATCGTCTAGTTCGATTGCTACTAATGTGGTCACTGGATAATGGTAGTGGAGATACGGCGTGTCGCGTCAGCGACACTCTTATGGATTATTACAATATGAGCCGAAGGCGAATTAAACGGCACCTTACGGTGCCGAGGCCAAAGGCCGAGAGGCGACCGACCTCAAGGAGGGAGCCGTGCAGAGAATGTGGTTCCGTCTACTTCGGCTGCTGAAATATAGCACTTTGATGATTACGATATTGCTTGGTGGGGTTTAGATGCTACCTGTGCTAACTGTGGCAACCTAGTACGCATACCTTGCCCAGTAGATAAAGAAGAAAATAGTTTTTAGGCAACAAAAAAAGAGGCCCCACCCCGTTAAGGGTGAGGCCTTCCTCGCAGCGCTCTTACAAACTACTTCTTACCGCGTCCAAACTCAGTAGCAGACGGATCTAGCCACTTTAGGACTGGGCCAAGGAAGCCAGCAAGTGCTGCTGCTCCAAGGGTTTTGAGGTCTGTTTCTCCAGCAAGGTACAACGCAATAGCAGCAGATGCTGCAGCGCGGAACCAGGTTAGAGAGATTTGCTTTAGTGTTTCCACTATCGTGCCTTTCTCTTGGGTTTGTGAACCTGACAACAGGTACATACTGGTACCAAATTGGTACCTTTTGCCACCTTCTTCTTAGGTTGAGGCTGAAGACCAGCCACAATCTGATTCACAACTTTAGGTTGATTCATCCACCAAAACCAAGGGCTAGTATCATTAGCCATATCAGCGTTGATAGAGATATGAAGATGCTTAGTGTGAGGGTTACTACCAGTATAAGGGCGATTGCCACGGTTAGCATACTGGCGTGACCAAATTTTTTTATTGAAGATAAGGTAGGAAACCCTGTCATCTTCTTTAAGTTTTTCAAATATCTCGGCACAGTCAATACCTGCCTTTGGGTCGTGAGTCAGGTCTACTGCTAAGCCTGTATTGTGATCTGAATTAGGACTTGCCTTGATGTGAGCCTTGCTTGGCAGTAGGCCATCCGATGCCTTGTTCCGCTTCGGTGCAAGCGCAGTTGCCTGCCTTAGAACGGCAATGGCTGCAGGTGTTGCACTCTTTGCAACAGGTTTCATTCATTTCCTCAGTGCTTCCTTGACTAACTCAGTCAGTAATTCTACTTTTTCTTCTAGCAAATTAACTTTATCTTTAAGGCTGGAGCCACCATTGGGTCTTAGTTCATATAGGTAATGCTTAACTAACCAGCGTACAACGCCAGCAAAGCCAGTGATTATGGTTAGTATTGCTACTAGCAGAGTTGCCCATTCTGTAGGTGTCATTTATACGCTCCGTATTGTCACTACAAGTAAGCCTCCGAACCCAGAGAACTTCTTATCTTGTGGGGTTTTATTGATGATGGTATCGCCTGCGTTTTCTACTGCTTCTAGTTGCTGCATACGATCCCAAGAGGAACCTTCGTAGCCTACTTCCACACCGAACTTATCGCTCTCGTGGTCAAAGCAGAATAGCGGATATTGAATTAGCCTCTGACGAGGAACTGATGGTAAAGACTTGAGTTGATAACCAGTAAATAGCGGTCCAAGAGTGCTGTCTTGAGCATCACGGTTTAATGTGAACTTGAAAGCCAGATATTCTTGAGGTCCTTGCGGATAAGGAATACCAATCTCAGAGACGGTAGATTCTTCAGCAAAAGAACCGATTGCATATTCAGTATAGTCATAGCCAATAGATGAGATGCTCAAACTACCATTGGTAGTATCAATACGCGGGGTAAGTAGTTTGAATAACTTACCTTCAAGAGTGTTATAGCGGATAAAGCCAGTTTTTAAGTAACCAGAGGCAACCTTGACTCCGTATGATTCAATCCATACTCCATCGCCTGGAACGCTAAATGCTACGCGATCTGTGCCACCAAGAAAGGCTGTTGAGTTAGTAAGAGTAGTTTCGCCAGAGGCATATACATCCCAAGCATAAGCAAAGACTAGGCTGTTAGGAACTACTGGCTGTGATAGGTCAATACGGACTAGACCTGATTCACTTCCCTGCTTGGTAGATACATAAGCAAACTTATCTCTGAATACAACATCGGTACACTCTGTTTCAAATAGTAGCGGTCCATAAGAGACATTGCCATCAGCACCTAGAACTCCTACTCGCACACCTTTATTGGTGCATAGCACCGCGTAGGTACCAAGGTAGGTATCAAAGGTATTGATTTTCTCACCTTCAGGTAGGTCTATTACTACCGAAGGAACGCTTAACTCTGGAAAACCAAGAGCATTGGCATTGGCTAAATCTAAAGTAATCTTATAGATGGATGAGTTCTCGCGGCTATAGCCACCTACATAGATAGCATTAGGACCTTCTGAGATAGTAGTCCAAGTCCAGTCAGTCTGCGGATGGGTGTAATGGTCTGCAGGTAGAGCGCCACCAGCAACGTGAGTAGCATTTAATTCATAAACTTTATTATTGATAGTAGCAATTAGGCGTTGCTTGATATATTTAATTCTGGCACTGGTCGTACCTGAAGCGTTATAGGTTTCAACATCGCCTGTAGCGCCACCGATATTGCCACGATGGACGTGAGTTCCATTGATAAACCAGTATCTGATTCCATCTGTGGTCAGGTCAAGGATTGTAGATGCAGTTCCTGCTTGGGTATAGGTAGATGAGGTAGGAGTATCACTACTCATCGTAATCTTTTTCAAATCAGAGCCATCTGCTACAACTAGACAGTCATTAGTTCCATCATTAGCACCAATAATGATTGTGTCATTAGCGCTAGATAAAGCCCTGACTGTGGTATTTAGTAGGGTAGCCTGTCCCTTAGTCCAGACATCTAATCCCTTGGACTCTGTGTATTGGAAGCGCAGTGATTCATCCTGAGCAGGTTCAAAGTATTTAATGCCAGCACCTAAATGAAATGATGACTGGCTTCTAAACCACCAACCAGTTAGAGACTGTTCACCAGCCTCACGGGTCTGGTCATACTGCTGCTTACGATACTGCGCCGTTACACGGCGATAGGGTGAGTCATCACTGGCAGCCAGAAAGAATGGCAAGCCGTTGATGGCTATATCGTAGGCAACACCTGTAGCCTGAAAGTTAGTTGAGCCAGCAGGGTTAGAAAGGGTATATGGAATGCCCTCTGTTACATCAGATCCGTAGGACAATTACCTACTCCTTACTTAGAAAGGGCTGCGATTTCTTCTGCGGTTAAACCAAGTGCTGCAAGTTTAGCCTCGGCACTTGCCTTAGCCTCTGCCTTAGCCTGCTCTGCTGCGATGCGTTCTGCTTCTGCTACAGCAAAGGCTGCTGCGTCTGCCTCACGCTGAGCGATTTCCTCAGCCGTTAGTTCTACCTCTGCGACTACTCCTGTTGAGCAGTCCACTACGAGTTTATGTGTCATTGTTTTCCTTTCTTAGGAGTTTTTGATGCCGTATAAGGTGGCGGTTGAGTATTGGACAAATTTTAACGACCCACTAGCATATATAGAAATACTAGTAATGGCAGATGATGTACTAAATAGACCAGCGCTTAAATATAGTCCAACACCTGTGGAAGCATTTTTTTCAGATACGGCATCTACTGAAATTGATTTATTTGAAGATGAAGTATAGTTTGGTAGATAACATTCACCATTGCTAAAAGTTGATGCTGTGCTGTTTGCACCTACTGTTAAGTTCATCTCAATTAAATTGTTATTAGTAGTACCGTACGAACCAGGAGTGTTAGAGTCTGCATAAACTCCTTTGTAACTATATGAAGAAGTAGTTACTCCATTTATTCTCATATAAGCATAGTTGTAATCTACGGCTTGGTCTGAGCGCAAAGAGTATTTAATAAGCAAATCAGTATAAGTTCCAGGTATGCTAGTGAACTCTATATCAGCCGCCCCACCGCTACCCACAGTCACTGTGGCGATTGCCTCAAATGTAGTTGCCATATTAGTTAATTCCTTTCAAGGCGCTAAGCACTTTTTATACCATATAACGAGAAGGTAGAGCCTGAAGCAAAATTGTAATCAACGCCACTTGTGCGATTTTTCAGCGTAATTGTTGTAATCGCGTTTGTGCTGCGCCATAGACCAACTGATGCCGCAGTTCCTGGATAAGAAGGAGCATCAACGCTATTCATCCTAGCAATCCAAGTTTTGTAAGTTGTTGAATTACTATAATTCATAAAGTTCATTATGGTATTTGCTTTAATAGTTGAAGGCACTCCAACATTCGCAGATACCCAGGGTATAGATTGATTTGATTCTCTGTAAGAACCAGCAGCAGAGCCAGTTCCATATAACTCTGTGAAACTGTAATTACTGCCAGTATCGCTATTAAATTGAACATAAAGAAAAGATAATGAATTAGATGAAGCCCAATTTGTGACCAAAACCAAATCCGTATAACTGCCACTAATACTAGAAAATGTTACAGTTGCAGCAGCAGTTCCCAGCGTTGTTGTTGCTATCGGTTCATAAGTTGCTGGCATT